AAAACCCACGTTTCTAAGTTTACTCGCCGGCCAAGAATGGCTACTGGAGGCACGTTGGAAGCTACTTATTTCTAGCATAACAAGTTCAGTGTCGAGGTTCTGCCCTATGTTTGCAGATTTAAGGTGCTGGGTACGCTTTTAGGTCTGAGGACCAAGAATTACCTTTACTACTGTACAATATCAACATGTTCGCTCCGCGTTCGGGAGCCCACCCTACTGTAATTTCGAAAAACAGTATATAGGGCCTAGCAACATCACCACGATTTGCGCTGGTGTGAGCTGGGGTCTATGTTACCCAGGTGGGAATTTCATTCCTTATTTCAAGGTAAGGATGATCTTAGGGGTTGAGATACCCCACGCTACTTGAGGGCATGGCCTATCCATGACTTGCGCTAAAAATTACGTTGCGTATAGTAATCACGTTCCCATTTCTCTCAAACCATGAAAAATGAAAACTTCCCCTGCCAGTAAACTCCGCGTTTACGATAGATTTAGCGGTTCTATTCAAAACGCTAACCTCAGCTCAGCTAGGTATCAGGACATGGATGGATTTAAGGGTAGGACGCACACTGTTTTTCGTAAGTGTCGCAAGATGGACGAGTACCTGTCAATGGATGGTCAGTCATTTGATCGGCTAGAACAGAAATTCAAGGCTCTAGTCGTGCGTGGTCGATTAACAGTATGTGATGGGAAGAGGGTTAAGGCCCATCAGAAGATAAAGGCGTTGCGAGACAACAGACGTAACGCCAAAAAGGGCGAGACTGAAGACGTGGAATCCCAGGGTTTCTTTACTGGATTATCAAGTGCGTTGTTTCCCTTAGCTGCACCGCTCCAGTCAATGGCTCAAAATGGTGTTTCCGTTAACCATAATCTGCCGCCTGAGTTTTTGGCCACATTTTGCAGTGTATCAGAAAGCCTAAAGAGTTCACTTGACAATTTTACCGACGGTGTAAGCTCTCTAGGGGCCAAAGCGGACGGTTGGAAGCAATCCTTTACGGAGGGTGGAAAGAAATTCCTCCAGATGATTTGGGTTGCTTGCATCATTGGTTTTGGGTTACATCTTTTGGGCACCCCTGGATGGACGATAGCCGGTTTGTTAACGGTTATCGGAATTGTGGCTAGTCTTGCGCAAGACAATATACGGGAGCTATTCTTGGCCATAAAAGAATACCTGACGAAGATTTCAGAGCCAACAGCACAGTCCGGGTTGTCACTTGACAGTCTCGGACATGTCTTGGCTCTATGCTGTACGTTCTTCAGTGTGCCACAAGGAGTAGATTGGCAAAAAGCCGCCAGCATTGTCAACAGCAAGATGGCACATTACAACCAGTCCGTCGATGGTTGGGGACGCATGGCCGAGTTTATCTTCACCAGACTCGAATGCATGCTCAAGTACATAACAGACCACTATGGCGTCGAACCAATTCGGTTGAGTACTACAGGACATGAAATGGTCGATAGTTGGTGTGACCGTGTGGGAAAACTGTTGATGAACTATAATGTTGGTAACCCACTTGGTCCCGATGAGGTGATGTACTTGCAAGCCCTCGTAAGAGAGGGCGATCATATCGCCACTCAAATCCGCTGGAATACTCGTGCTCACAATGTTTTTGTTCGTTACCAGCGCGATCTTACGGCTCTTTGTGTGGCGAATGGAGCTGCTCTTAACAGTATAAGAGGGCAGCGCGTACAACCCGTGTGCTGGGGTTTGACAGGCGCACCTGGTATTGGAAAAACATTATTGTGTGCTGAGATGATGAGTTACATAATAGCTCACACTATGCCAGTCGAGCGCGTCGAAGAGATAAAATCCAATTTGTTGAGTGAAGTGTTCCAAAAAGGTTCCAGTCCTTACTGGGAGGGTTATACGGGTCAATATGGCGTTGTCATGGACGACTTTGGTCAATCTAGAGTTGCCCTCGGTTCAGATGAAGACAACGATTACATGATGTTGATTCGTATGATAAACATGTGGGCATATCCACTCAACTTCGCTGATCTCAACAATAAGGGAAAGAATTTCTTCAGGTCTAAGGCCATCATGCTTACGACCAACCTCAGCACTTTCACACCAGAGGCAAGCAAGGTTGTGAACGACCTCGGTGCCGTATACCGACGAATACATTTCCCGTTGCGTTTGGGTGTCAAGAAGCAGTTTTGTCGCGTGGTTAATGGTAAAGTAGTTGATTCACTAGCGCAAAATGCACTTGATTATGAGGTTTTCTGTGCGGAACGCGACAGGTGCGAAGAAGAAGGTATCGGTTTTCCTTGGCACGTCTGGTTTGTTCGCGAACATGATTTCCAAGAAGGTGTGAGTCGTCCCCATAATATGGAACTCATGGATGTGATGCGTCGCATCATAGATAAAATTCGGCGTTCTGAGGCCGACCATATGGCCACAATGGACCCAAGGGAAAGACTCGTACAGCGTATCATCGATGAGAGGAAACAAGCTGCGGTACAACCACAAGGTGGCCTGTCAGATTTGTTGGAGCCTGGTTGCAATACCAGTTTCTCCGACAGAGTACGGGAAGGGGCTTTCGAAGCCCGAAAAGCTTGTGTAGGAGCTGTAACAGCTTCGCAGCACAAACTTGACGACATGAGGAATGAATGCAAGAAAGCGTTCGAACAAATTGTGGAATCGATAAAAGCCCATCCTGTCTTATCATTCTTGACAGGCTCAACCTTCGTATTTGGGCTTTTCAGTTTGTTACGCTTTTGTGTTGCAAATTGTGCCGACAAGTTCGTGAGTCAATCAAATCCTCCAGATGGTGTGTTAAACGAGAGACCCGTGTATGCTGACACTTTACGTCTGTCTATTGTGCGCAACATGCTGCACATGACGGTCGTTGACGAGAACAAAAAGAGGTTTGCCAATATGGGCACTGTACTTGGTTTGCGTGACAGAATAATTATGGTTCCGAAACAGTTCTCGGCTGATCTAGAACAAGCCATTAAGAGCAAACAGATTGACAGTCGGCACACCATTCAATTCACTAGGCTTGTCCAGCCTGGGTTTAAGTTCGAGTTAACGTATGAGGTGTTTTGCAAGTTGAGACGTTATGATAGTGCCAGTGAACAAGATTTTTTGGCACTTGACCTGGCCAACCATGTTGGATTATTATTCAAGGACATTACGGACAAGTTCGTGCGTGAGTCAGATCTTGAGTATTTCAGGAAAAAACGTCACATTGGTGTCATACTGGAAGGCGTCGAGTCTAATGGGAGAGAAATCACCCGCCTGATGCGCGCTGGCAAGGCTGTGCTGAATTCCAGGCCAGTCGAAGTGGGTCACGCCACTGCACCTTACAGGGTGGGCAATTGCTGGGACTACGATATACCCACAGTCAGAGGAGACTGCGGTAATGTGCTGTTCGTTGATAATAACGAGTCCACAACTCGGCCGCGTGTTGTATGCGGCTTCCATACTGGTGGGGCGTTAAGTCTGGGACGGGGTTACAGTGTCTGTATTACACAAGAGTTGTTACAATGTCTCCCGCCCAAGAAGATTGATGAAATTGAGCACAATAACGCTGAAATTGTTTCACAAGCGAACAGTTTTGCCGTTGGAGGGTCCTTTGTTCCCCTGTATAAAACTAGCCTTTACAGTTGTTTGAGCCCTGACACAGCAATTGTGAAGACTGTCCTGCACAACAATTGGTTTTGTTCCAAGAAGGAACCCGTCATGCTGAAACCTTTCATTAACGATGAAGGAGTTTGTATTAAACCTATGGTTAACGCCTTGGTCAAGTACAATGGGCCTTTATTGACATATGATGAGGGTTTTGTCAGTAGATGTTCTTATGTTGCCTTTCAGAAGATCTTTGAATTAACACTCGGGCAACCTAGGTTCTTATTGACATATGAGCAAGCTGTCGCGGGCATACCAGGTTTGGAGTTTTTCGATTCAATACCAAGGAGCACAAGCGCTGGTTACCCTTATTGCTTGCAAGGGCACAACGGCAAGAAGAAGTTCTTTGGAACAAGCCAAAATTACGACTTTTCAAATTCTCATTGTAAGAAGCTGTTCGAAGAAGTTTCTCGCGTTGAAGAATTAGCGAAACGCGGTGAGAGATCGTTACACGTCTTTGTTGATTTCCTGAAAGACGAGAAACGCTCATTTGAAAAAGTCGCCAAAGGTGAGACCAGGTTGATAAGTTCGGCTCCCCTGGTTTACACCATACTCTTCCGTAAGTATTTTATGTGCTTTATGGCCAGTGTCATGAAGAACAGAATATACTGTGGAGTGGCAGCGGGGGTCAACCCATATTCAGAATGGAACATGTTGGCTCGGGAGCTACTCACAAAAGGTAATGACTTTGTCGCAGGCGATTTCAAATGGTTTGACAGTACGCAACAACCCCAAATTCATAATGCTGTACTGGACCGTATCAATGAATGGTATGATGATGGTCCGGAGAATTCGCTTGTTCGCAAAGTTCTTTGGTTGGAAGTCACAAACAGCCGCCATTTAGGCGGTTCCGGCAACAGGAATAACACCATATATGAATGGAATCGGAGTATGCCTAGTGGGCATCCCGGTACCACGACGATAAATTCCTTTTACAATTTGATTTTGTTTGTGATGTCCTTCGAGAGGTGCTGCGGTCGTTCAAATGTTATGGAATTCTGGAATCAGGTTTCCATTGCCGTTTTGGGTGACGACAATGTGTTGTCTATTGCCTCAGATTGTGTTCCTAAGTTCAATCAGAAAACAATTGGTGAATCCATGGCTGAGTTCGGCATGAGTTACACCAACGAGAAGAAAGCCGGTGAGGTGGGTGAAACCAGGACAATTGGCGAAGTGGACTTCTTGAAAAGGAGTTTTCTTCTAGTCCGTGAGGGACCACTAGCTGGTACTTTTGTTGCACCATTGAGTCTTGACACAATAATCGAAATGCCTTATTGGTGTAAAAACAAAAACCTCATTTCTGAAATAACACAGGACACCTTCGAAACTGCGTTGATGGAATTGAGCGCTCATCCGAAAGAAGTTTGGGACAAGTGGAGTCCCTTGATGTGCTCTTCCTATCGACGCGCTGGCTTCCGGACATTGTTGCCGGAAGACCAAGAGCAGTACTTTTACCAGTACTGCAACGGTACCGTGAGGTACTGAACGTCGCACCTTAGGGTGCTGGGGCTCATATACGCGTGTAGACCAGGCAAAAAAGTCACGCTAATAATGGTTTGCATGAGCGGAAGCCCAAAAAACAGACCTTGTTTTTCAACATTACGGCCCAGGGTGGTCTATAAAAACCCAGGGCACCGTGACTCGGGCCACCACGTTTGACTGTACGTGGGAACTAGGTCTGCCAACCTAGCGCCTTAAATTGATACAGTTGCTCAACAAAATGCAAATTCCAGTTCTTCGGTACTGAAAACCGAAGCTTATGGCGATGCCATGCAGGGGATGGCCGTGCCCACCAATGTCGAGACTAAAGAAGTTACGGCATATATGAATGAAGCCATGTCCCGTGCGGTGAACGGTAAAGTGTTCCCCCCTCCCCCAACCCTGTCTGAACTTCAAGACGATGTGTACAATGACGTTAGGCGTTACCTTTCTCGACCGAAGGCTGTACTTAGGCGTTCGCTCGATGACAATTGGTCTGCAACAGTCCCGGTTGTCCTTGATGCCGCATTCTTCGAACAATTCTTCTCTGGGAGGCTCGGAGGTGCTTTGGGTTTTCGCGCTACTATGTGTTTCCGGTTACAAGTCGCAACTACCCCCTATATAGGCGGTATGTTGCGTCTCGTGTTCCAACCCTTCTATGACGCCGATAATCCTGACACCAGCACGTCCAGGTTCCAAAATAGGGCCACGGCTATACCCACAGCATATCAGTTGCCTGGAGTCATGCTTGACCTAGCCACTGAAACCGTCTGCGAGTTCAAGGTCCCTTATGCTTATCATCAGGACTTCCTCTACAACCCCATAGCAGCGTCCGCCAGAACACAATACACCTATGGCACGGCTAGCGTGACGCCACATTTGCGACCTGTGTTCCCGGTGAATGGCGGTGCGGCCAGTTATCCTTGGACTCTCTACTTTTGGATGGAAGATGTGGAGATTCTCGGTTCGACGGGGACGTCTATGCAAACTGACACCAGTGCAGATTTGTCTTATGGTTTATTGGCTCAATCTGGCATGCCCAAAGAAGAAGAGTTTGTTGTTTCAGAGGCCTTATATGCTGGCTCACATGCACTTGACGTCGTGTCTCGTGCTCCCGGGGCACAGTATCTACGACCTTTGTCTTGGGCAAGCCGCGTAGCAGCGAAGACTGCAGAGGCCATGGGTTTCTCTAAGCCAACAAATTTGATGCCGCAGCGCCCCGTGTCCGTGCAAACTGTCACCAATCAATTTCATGCTGACGGCGACAATGCAGTTGTGACTTTGGCAACATTGTCCGACGCAAAGATTGCATATGATACTAAGTGTTTTGGTGTTGATCATGACGAGATGGAGCTTGACAGATTTCTGTCACATTCCGGCCTACTTTACGTGGGCAGTGTGTCGGCTTTCGAATCAGCTCGTAACACTCGTCTTTTTTCATTACCAATATGCCCTGCCGCCATGTATTACAATACTGGAGTGTCCCTTGGTCAAGCTGTTCGACCTATTGACAAGTTTGCCCGTAGAACAACAACCAATGGTCAAATCTATACGACGCCAGCCTTCATAATGAGTACTTGCTCTACGCTGTGGAGAGGGAACTTTCGCATCAAGGTCAGGTTTGGTAAAACCAAGTTTCACACGGGGCGCGTGGCTTTGTGTTATCAACCGCATAGCATAAGGCCACAGCTCATGGCTGATCTTGGTGTTACCGCCGTGACTAATGTTCCAGATTTCAGTAAGAGCGCTGAGACTGATAATTTGACCGTCATTTGGGATTTGAGGGAAGGCAATGAAGCTGACATTGTTATTCCATTTACATCTTCTCAACCCTATTTGCCGGTCGAATCTTGGGCCGGTACTTTTTCTCTTGTTGTTCTCGACAACCTCGTTTTCCCTGAGTCAGTGGCACAGTACTATCGATATTCAGTGAGTGTGTCCTGTGAACCCGGGTTCCGGTTTGCTGGATTCAAGGAACCGTTTGTCTATGTTTCACCTACGGATCTTGCGACCTATACTGTGCAGTCACAGAGTGGATTGCAGTCTGCGGAATGTCAAGCTATCGGTGAAGAGATCTTATCAGTAAAGCAATTGCTGATGAAGAGTGACACCGCTAGTGTCAATGGTGGAACTACCCCTCATCCTTGGCTGGGTGCAGGCACTAGTAGAGTCATGCCTTTGGGCTGCAATGTCGTAGGCAATACTCTTGCTTACGATGTTTCTGGTGCTTTGGGTGGCTTTGCTAGATTCTGCCTACATGATCTCTTCGTACACTCCTTTGCCATGATGCGCGGGTCAACGGACTTTGAGGGGAAATGCACAACGGCTAATTCAGGGGTAGCATTCTCGTTGCGAGTGTGATCTTTGCCGGTAAAATCGTCACCACGCAACGTGAAAGTTTCTGACACTAATCAAATGGGTCGTGTGTTAGCGCTTTCCAGTACAGCGAGCTTCGGTCTTAACAATCTCATGGAATCCACCCGTATCAATGCCCCCATGCTTACAGGAACCCGTGCCCTACCAACAAATCCCAATACCTTTAACCACGCTATACCCATCACTGCCGTCAACATACACAGGTTTGGTGCGCTCAAGACTAATACCAGTTACATCTTCCTTCGCAGAGCCGGGGACGACTTCCAGCTTGGTTATTTTATTGGCACTCCCCCCATAAGTTTGATTGCAGGGCCTGAGATTCTCTCAACTACAAGTGCTGGACCTGCCCTGTATGACAACTTTGCAACCCAACACACCGGAACATTCGCTCAATGAAGTGGATGTTCACCTGGCTTCGGCCGCACATACCTTTCTAGAAAAAGCGTAAGACTTTGCGGCGTAGCCGCACCTTAAATTCAAGGAAACCTTAGGGTTTTTCTTGCGCTTTTAGGATATCAGACAAGTTTCAACGTCGTGATAATCCTTTTTCTTTTGACAAAAAAAA